CACGATAAGAGGTCATTTAAGGGACTTCTAGCACAAGCAATGGCAAGGGCAGACTCAGCTGAATGGGCTAAGCTATTCAAGGGATTCCCAGAGGAAGCTATTGCTATGGATAACTTCCATCATAAGAAAGGTTGGTGGGATATGGTACTAGACAAGGCAGATACACAACACCTTGTAATTATGAAAGACCACAGTCCTCAGACTAGGGTCGCAACTAAGGAGGAGTAATGATAACACTAGCAGAACAAGTAGCATCTTTACAATTAGATTGTGAGATAGCAGAGAACCTAGCAGAACAACTTAGAAAAGAACTGAACTCTACTTTTAGAGATGAGAACAACGAGTTAGATGAACTAAGAGAAGCTAACGACCAACTACTACTAGAACGTGGTGAGTTGATTAACGAGAACTATGAGTTAAGGTATCGACTACGTAAGGTTATGAACTACGCTAATGATGCTAATGAGATGGAGGACTTGTAATGGAATGGGAAGACTATAAACCTAAAGAACATGGGTTGTTTAACACAATGAAGATAACTGATGCTTATCAATACATAGATGACATCATCGGAGCTATGCCTAAAGAGCAGAGGTTCGTTGCTTACACCGCAGCTTATGTGATGTATAATTCAGTAGTGAATCATTACGAAACCAATATGATTTGTACAAAACGAGGAGAAGATTCAGATGGGAGAGATGTTTGAAGTCCTAGTAGGACTATCTATTTTATTTCAAGCTTGGCTACTTTACATAAGTCTAGGAGATGATTGATGTCAGCTAAAACAAAAGTCTATAAACTAGACAACGGTAAAAACTATACAATTAAAGATGTTATGGACGCTACTGGTCTCTGTAGAGGTATAGCTTATCATCGTTTATGTAACAGTAATAAACATTCAGATGTATTCTCTAAGGATAAAAGAGGTGGATTCTTTGAGAAGAAACTTGATGACAATGAGGATAATATTGTCCTAAGTAAAGCCAGTCTTAAAAGATTAAAGGCAGAGCGAATGGCTTGGGACGATGATTGGAAATTAATGATGAGGTGTCTATGAATAAGAATGATGAATACCACGCTAAGTATCTAGTGCTTGTTGCTTGGGTTAGTGAGAAGACTGGTCTGAGTGAATCATCTATCGAAGAGGTAGTTGACCAAGCTTATGAAGAACATATGAAACAAGACTTAGAAGATTACTGTACTAAGTTATTTGATGGAGAAGATATTGAAGAAGAATAAGAAATACTATGACATACCTATAGTGTTAAACGTAGTTATAGCAGCACCAGGCGATAGCTTAGAAGAAGCTGCTAAAAAGTTATACTCATTAGATGAGTCTGAGTTAATAGAATTACTCTACTCTCAAATACATTTAATGGATTTAGATGAGGCAGGGATTGCTCATTAGTTATAATAGGATTTATTGATTAACTCATACATGATCAATCGGGGTTTCTATTACTCTCCTCGTAACAAGTACCTCGTTAGAATCCTAGAACGTATGCGATTGGTTGCCGTAAGTAACCACCTATAAAACAATAAACAAGGAAGGATTATGAGAGTAAAACCAAATGAAGTTGAGAACTATCTCAAAGATAAAGATGTATTTTATAGATTAGGCTGGGAATGTTGTGACCTTGGAGAGGACGCAATGTCTATTCGTAGAAGAATTAAGGAAGACTACCAGCAAGAGTTTGACCAAGGGTATGGTGATTGCTATGCCAATGGTGAAAGTGAGCCAGATTCGTATGAGTCTGATTGTTATAAATCAATAGACCTATAGATATATAGGGATTCAATAAGGAGAAGATATGTTAGTAGAAGGAACTACTATTTTTCAAACTCATCTAACTAAACACGATGAGTATCAAGGTCAATCAACAGGTAAGTTTTCTATTCAAGTTAAGCTTGATAGTAAGGTTGCCTCTAAACTAGCTAAGGACGGTATAGTTATTAAGGACTATGATGGCGAGCCTATCCGTAGGTTTACTTCACGTTATGATGTGCCAGTGTACGTAGGTAATGAGAATGAAGTATGGGATAAAGAACTACCTAGTGGTTCTAAAGTTAGGTTAGAATATATTACTAAGAAGCATCCAACTGCTGGTGAAGTACCTTATGTTAAGCGTGTGCTTGTACTAGAGATGGGTGAAGGTATGGAAGGCACTGGAGATAAAGCATTCTTCAGTGATGAAGCACCTTTCTAAATAACCCTTGGGTAAGTTCACTACCCTTTCAAGCTCCCTCCATTGCTTGATGTTGTTAGGTAACGATACTCCTACTATCGTGTGAATAAGTAGGAACTTATAAAACAATAAACTAAGGATTCAAAATGAGTAAATTTATTAAACATACTTCGTGTCCGAGGTGTGGAAGTACAGACAACCTTGCTGTTTATGATGACCATAAGCATTGCTTTACTGAAGGTTGTGGATACTGGGAAGGCAAGGCTACAGCTCAAGCTACCACATCGTACACAAGAAAGATTACAACTAATGAAGAGATGCCTATTAAAGGTGTGTATTCTGATATACCTAAGCGTAGAATCTCTGAAGCTATTTGTAAACAATACCAAGTCAGGATATCTGAAGATGGCAATACACATTACTATCCATTTACAGACCAAGCTTGTAGAGTTACAGCTTATAAGGTTAGAGATGTACCTAAGAAGAACTTCCACATCGAAGGTAGCTTCAAAGATACTGGACTATTTGGTGAATGTCTATGGGATAAAGGTGGTAAGTACATAACTATTACTGAAGGTGAGATAGATGCCTTGTCTTTAGCTGAGGTATTCCAAGGTAAGTGGGCGGTATGTTCACTAAAGAATGGTAGCTCTAGTGTAGAAAGTTCTATTAAGAATAGCTATGACTTCCTTGATTCGTTTAGTTATATTGTCTTAGCTTTTGATAAGGATGAAGCTGGACGTAAAGCTATTGATAAAGCTATTGAGATGTTCAGTCCTGAGAAGATTAAGATTATGTCTTATCCTGAGGGTTACAAAGACATCAGTGATATGCTTCAGGCTGGATTAGTTAAAGAGATTAACGACTGTTGGTGGAATGCTAAGAGCTGGATGCCTCAAGATATTATCGGAGCTACGCAGCTTAAGGATACTTGGTTAGAAAGACCAGAGAAAGCATCAGTTGAATATCCTTGGGTATGTCTTAATGATATGACTAAAGGGTTCAGACTAGGGGAGATGGTAACGATTACATCAGGTACAGGTATGGGTAAGTCTTCGGTAGTTAGAGAGCTAGAATACCACCTGTTAACTCAGACACCAGATAAGGTAGGTGTAATACATTTAGAAGAAACAACTGAAAGAACTATTGATGGTCTTGTAGGTATCCATCTTAAAAGACCTTATCACTTAGATGAATGCCGTGAGATAACTAAACCAAGCGTAGCTGAAGAAGCTTTTGATGAACTCTTTTATAGAAAAGAAGGTGAAGCTTTAACTTTATATGATGGTAAAGAACTATCTATCGATAAGATTATAAGTCGTATTAGGTTAATGGCTAAAGCTCAGAACATTAAGTGGGTAGTGTTAGACCACCTTAACTTAGTAATGTCTGGTGATGCTAAGGGCGATGAGAGAAGGAACATCGATGCTTTAATGACTAAGCTACGTGAGGTAGTAGTTGAGACTAACATCGGTCTGTTCGTTGTGTCGCACCTATCAAGACAAGCAGGTACACCACACGAGGAAGGCGGAGCTATATCATTATCACACCTTAGAGGTTCACAAGGTATAGCTCAGTTATCTAATATGGTTATTGCATTAGAACGTAACCAACAATCAGAAGACCCCTTGGTTAGGAACACAACAACACTAAGAATTCTAAAGAATAGATACACAGGAGAAACTGGAGTTACAGGCTATCTACAATACGATGCTGAGACTTCACGATTAAGAGAGACAATCAAACCAGAGGAGATGTAATGGTAAAAGTAATATTCGACATAGAAACTAATGGTCTCAATCCATCAGTCATCTGGTGTATTGCTGCTAAGATTGTAGGTACTTGGGATGAGCCTACATTCTTTGAACCTTTTGAGGTTAAGAACTTCCCTAACTGGTTAGCACAGAATAAGGTAGATATACTTATAGGTCATAACATCATAGACTTTGACTTACCTGTGCTAAAGAAACTCATAGGACTTAACTGGACTAGAGGTGTTGAAGATACCTTGGTTATGTCTAGGTTAGATAATCCAAGTCGTGAAGGTGGCAATAGTTTAGAAGCTTGGGGTAAGAGATTAAACTTCCCTAAGGGTGACTATGATGACTGGACTAACTACTCAGAAGAGATGAAAGTATATTGTATTCAAGATGTTAATGTTACATCTAGAGTGTACAGCTTACTAGAGCAGCAAAAGTTAAGTGAACAATCTGTAGCGATTGAACACGAAGTTGCTACTATTATTCATCAACAGAAGGTAAATGGTTGGCAGTTCAACACACGTAAAGCTACTAGTTTATTAGCTGAGTTAAAGCAAGGGATGTTTGATGCTGAAGATGAAGTAAGAGAAGTATTCATACCTTTACCAGTGTTCAAGTCTTTGAAGTTTCCAGCTAAACCTTATAACGATGATGGAGAAATATCAGGAGTATTCTTATCTCAACTAGAGAACAAGATGGCTTTCTTACACGAGGAACACGGCTGGGGTTGTTGGACAGCACCTGAATTTAATCTAGGTTCAAGACCTCAGATAGGTAAATACTTAATACACTTTGGTTGGGAGCCTCTAGAGTTCACAGAGACTGGACAACCTAAGGTATCAGAGAAGATACTTAAGAAGGTAGATATACCTGAAGCTAAGTTGATTGCTAACTACTTAATGTACCAGAAGAGAGTAGGAATGGTTGCTTCTTGGATAGATGCTGTAGATGTAACTGAAAGGATACACGGTAGAGTTAATAGTTGTGGAGCTGTAACAGGTAGAATGACTCATAGTAAACCTAACTTAGCTCAAGTACCAGCTACAGGTAGTCCTTATGGTGAGGAATGTAGAGAACTCTTTGAGGTTAGAGAAGGTTATAAGTTAGTAGGTTGTGATGCTAGTGGTTTAGAACTGAGGATGTTAGCTCACTATATGGACGATGAAGAATACACGAGGGAGGTATTAGATGGAGATATACACACAGCAAATCAAATGGCTGCAGGACTTGAATCAAGAGATAAGGCAAAGACTTTCATATACGCTTTCTTGTACGGAGCTGGAGACGGGAAGATTGGAGAGATTGTCGGAGGAGCAGAAGCAGATGGTAAACGACTTAAGAAAGACTTCCTCGATAATACGCCAGCACTTAAAGATTTACGAGAACGAATTACAAAATTGTCTAAACAAGGCACAATCGAAGGACTAGATGGTAGAAAGCTACACATAAGAAGTCCTCACGCAGCACTGAATACATTATTTCAATCAGCTGGTGCGATTGTAATGAAGCAAGCTTTAATCTTATTAGAAGGTTATGCTAAAGGTTCTAAGTTAGATTATAGATTCGTTGGGAATATTCACGATGAATTTCAGGTAGAAGTAAAAGAAGAACAAGCTGATTACTTTGGTAGCTTGGCAGTAGGTAGCATCATCGAAGCAGGTAAAGTTCTAGGACTTAACTGTCCTTTAGATGCTGATTATAAGATAGGTAACAACTGGGCTGAGACCCACTAAGGAGAAGAAGATGAGTGATATTATTCATTTAGTAGATGACATCTATGATGTGCTTAAAAATAAGCAAGCAGCAGAAGGTGTTGATGTAGATAAAGTAGTAGATGACTTCGGTGAAGCTATGAAAAATTTACTTAAAAATCAAATACTTACAGAGCGTAAGGATGATAGAACATTAAGGATGAGTAACATAGGTAAACAAGATTTATACTTATGGTATTTACATCACGGTTATGAAGCTGAGAAGATGACACCTCAGACTTTAATGAAGTTCTTATACGGTCACGTTACTGAAGACTTGGTGCTTACATTAGCTAAGCTAGCTGGACATAAAGTAACACATCAACAAGAAGAAGCTGAAGTTGAGGGTATCAAAGGTTCAATGGACTGTGTAATTGATGATATTTTAATAGATGTTAAGACAACTTCTACGTTTGGATTTAAGAAGTTTAAAGATGGAACCCTTAGAGATGACGACCCATTTGGTTATATCGACCAATTAAAGGGATATGCGGAATCCTTAGGACATACTGAGGGTGGTTGGTTAGCTATTGATAAATCTAATGGTGCTTTATGTACTCACTTTGAGAACTTCACTTATGATGAACCTATTAGAGATAGAATTAAATACCTTAAAGCTATGGTTGAAGATGACTTAGCACCAGCTAGATGCTTTTCTCCAGTACCAGATGGTAAGTCAGGTAACCAGAAACTATGTACTCAATGTAGTTATTGTGTTTATAAGAAGCATTGTTTCCCAGATGTTAAGGTATTTGCTTATTCAACTGGACCAAGGTTCTTAACTAAGATAGTTAATTACCCTAAGGTTCCTGAGATTTATGATTACTTTGAGGAGAAATAAAATGAATATATTTGGAACAGACCCTAAGAAACTTTACAGAACAGACGGACCTGCGACTAGTAAAGAGGCAGCATATTCTGTAAATACAAGCAAGATGGAACAAATAGTATTAGATGCTATTATTAAATTTGGAGAATTAGGTTGTATCTCTGATGATGTTAAAGATGCTTTACCTGAGTATGGTTATAGTGTAACTTGTAGATACAAAGCACTTAAAGATAAAGGATTAATAAAAGTAGATAATAGAACTAGAAAAGGTAAATCAGGAAGACAACAGCAAGTGATGTGGGTTACAAATTTATACATTCCTGAAAAAACTATGTTATAGTAATAACTTCACGGGGGAGAATAATGAAAGTAGTATTTGAGATTAATCCAGTTCCAGCGTCAAGACCTAGAGTTACTAGGTGGAGTACCTTCTTTCCGAAGAAGTACACTGAGTTTAAA